TCATACACTATCACCGCCTATAAGACTTTCTTGTATTGCGATAATGGTATCGAGTGCTGCTTCAATGTCATCCGCATTTCCTGTTTGATTTTTCAAAGCATTTATATCTTGGTTGTATTCCACTTCGATGATTGCACCCTCGGTGTCAGTTAAAAGTGCCATAGACGGTGAAATTGAAGTAAATTTGACTATTCCGTCAGCATTCGGTGTACAAGTTTTCGTTTCAGCCGAATAAGGCTCATACTCTGTTGCCGTGTCTCCAAGTTCTAACTGCAAATTAGAGATTGTTATATTCGCACCAGCAAGTGTTTCATCATCACTTGTGAAAACTACCCCAAACTCCCAGTATGATGCGTTTTCAGGAATGTTAAATACTTGTGTTTCAAGTGCAAAGTAATATCCGTTATAAAAAGAATTCCACGCACCAAAACCGACAACATCACTCATTACTGTACCGTCAGCATTATAAGGTCTTACAATATATCTCGGTAATCCCTGAAATTCAGCTCGTGCCGTGTATGTTCCAACAGGAAATTTTCTATTTAACATCGCAACATTTGAAGCACCCTCGGAATTTACGCTTATCATTACATCGTTTTCAATAGCGAGGTTATAATACAACCCATTCCATTCTGTCGCTTTGTTCGATATGAGGTTTTTACCGCATCTTGTCAAGGTTACGGTTGCAGGATCAATATACGGCTCGTATTCGGTCGCTTCCGCACCTTCTTCAAGTTGGAAACGGATAACAACATTGTCATAGACAGTACCTGATGTGACATTAATTCCTACATAGCACTCCTTTGTTTCTTCGACAGTAAATGTTTTAGGAGAGCCTGTATTTGCCACATACACAACAGAGTTGTAGTCTTGCATTTCGCTTATATACACCGTATATACTCCCTCTGTTGTACCGCTTACCATTTCCTGCGATAAAGTGTAGGTCTTGCCTTTCTCAAGAATGAAGTGTTGCGAGTGGTCTCTAAAATTATTTCTGCCACCGCCTGTTGAATTTCCAACACCGTTCAGCGTTATTGTTTGTCCACCTTTTTTACAAGATTGAGTTAATTCGTCTCTTGTTATGGTGTAGTCATCATCGAAAAACGGTATTAAATTTTTGCTACGCACCTTTGCCGTTGCAGTATGTCTTAACGGACTAACATCATCAACCGCTACGGCTTCACCGATTGCCGTTCCTTTTAAGGCATTTGCAAATTGCTCTGTGGAGATATACTTTCCGTTGAATTCGCCAAATCCTGAATTCATTGAGTGGTTTACCTCTTGGAATTTAGCATCGAATATCACACGATCACTCCCTCTTTCAAAAGTTTCTTGACAGGCACTTCCTCATAGTCTGTAGCCATTGCTTCATCGTTTACGGTTAGCACTCGCAACTGAACTAATACAGAAGAAGGAGCAGGGAATTGCAGAGTTTCTTCCTGAGTTAGATGTGCAGCAATACTTGTTTCTCCAAGGACACATTCCTCAAGAGTTTTCGTGAGTTCTAATATCTTTTGACCGTCTTCGTATTTAATCGTTATTTCTGCCGATTTTAAGAGCGATGACGGAAACGGCAGATTGTATAAAAGTGACGGTGTAGTTCCTCTAATCATAGTTTTTTCTCCTTTCTTATCTCCAAGTTCCTTTTACTTGAATGCCAAAATAATAGGCTCTTGAAGTGGTATTATCTGCGGTATAGTACAACTTCAATTCTTCGCAGTTGTCGGTGACACTATTACCGCCATAAATATTGAAGTAAGGCGGTTTTGTTAATGCCCACCCACTCGCCAAGCAGGTGAGATACGGCTTTATCTTTGAAACCGCAAACGGCAGAGCAATCGTCACTTCTACAAGTTCATTCATTACATTTGAAGTGTTAGATACCACGCACTCCATATCGACATTTCCGCTTTTCCATTTGCGGTATGTCCATATTCCGCTTGTTCCTTGCTCAACGATAGTGTCTGCTACCATTTCACCGCTTATTTTTAAGCCGACATCAAAATGTCCTACACCACCTGCAACTCTCAAGGCTTCATTTTCAGCAGGAAATTCATTGATGCCTACTGCGTTCTTTTCGGTGTCAATGAATAACGGAAATACACCTTTATACAGTACATACTCTCTGTCGAATTTCGCACCAAAAGCATCTGTGACAACTACATTGAAAACGAAAATACTGTGCTTATCTAACGATAATGTCTGTTTCTCCCTGTTCGGTATTTGAACAAAAGGACTATACTCGTCTGTAGATAATTTGTATCTGTATTCAACGGCCACAGTATTTTTTCCGTTGACACTTGAAATGGAAGCATCAACCGTCAAATATGTTTCGTCCTCATAGTTGTTAAGTCGCTCGAGAGTTACCGAAGCCGTTGGCTCACTATGAGATAGCATCGTTATTTTAAGTGTTTTCTGTGCGGTCAACCCTCTGCTATCTGTAACGGTTAGAGTTATATCAATATCGTTAGCACTATTGACTTTTCCTAACCTTGCAGAACCGCCTTGAGTGGTGCTCTCTTTAATTACTGCGCCTTTGTATTCAAAAGAATACTTCTTAATGCTTCCTGCACTATAGTTCGGTGTTGCTTTTTCATAGTTAATCTGCAATATAGATTGATTTTGTACGATATGCTGATTATTGCCTGTGATAGCGACTACATTACTTGCAATATCTTCATAAGACACTCCGTTGACCGTTGGTATCTCCGTACCTTTAATCTTGTAAGTATTGCCGTTGTCATAGATGCGTTCGCTCTTTTCGTACACTACCTTAATCTTGTATTTACCGCTCTGTGCGTTCGGTATTGTTTTGTATAACTCTGCAACCGAAGAATTTGGAGCATAAATACCTGTATAAGATGTTCCTGAAAACTCATATTCTATAGGCAACTGAACTCCGTTTGCTATCACATAGAATTTACAACTCCTTTTAAGCGGATTGTAGAACTTCAATGTAACAGGATCACCTATTGTGAAGTCAGGAGTTTCAATACAATGAGGATATGCGTAGGTCATTTCCGCTTTCAGTTCGCTATCGGTAGTCAACTGACTATCAGTTCTGCGTACTCTTATTTTGATGTTATAAGCAGTACCTGAGGAAAGTCCTGTGATAGTGAAATTAGGATAGCCGTTTGCTTCTATCCAAGAGCCAAAATTCAGCGAGTAATATATTTTGTCGCAACTTGCATCGCAACCCCAAGTCACCTGTATGCTCGTTTCATTTATCGGCTTTGTGGTAAAGGTTGTTATAGTTGCATATCGCGGGATTGTAGTAAGTTCTTGAGTATAACTCTGCTCACTTGAAGTAAGAACACTAATATCAATCCACGCAGAACATACGAGGTCTTTCGTTCCGTCTGCATCGTGGTCGATAGTTAGTGTCTTTGTGAAAAGTTCAATACCGCTATTCGTGATTTTCTGTGACGATGTTACATTTGCAGAATACTGAGTTCCATTTATCTTGCAATATATCTTGCCTGTGCCGTAAGTGGTATAGCCTGTATTTGTACGGTAAAATCTTACTTTGACGGTGACATTTGACGAGTTATCCTGTATGCTTTGCGAGTTTTGGACAATTTCAATGGTATATTTGACATATTGATTACTTGTACTTAATGCTTTACTCTTTCCCATAAAAATCCCCCTAACTTAATGCTACAAAGCCTACTCCGACATTGTCTGCCGTTGCCACAGGAACGATTTTAATTCGTCCTGCGATTTTGATTTGATTTTCAACCTCTGCGTTATACATATGAAAGGTTTCACCGTCTGCCCAATATATTTTCTTGCCGTTAGCATCATATCCAACAAAGCCGTCCTCGGCATTAAGTTTGACATAACTCTTATCTTTTGCATATACGGTCAATCCCTCTTTATCCATAACTGCTATGAGGTTATTTGCTTCGTCATATAACTCAAATGTACCGCTTGAGTTATCAGTACCGCCTAATTTCAGCACTCCGCCCCTAATAAGTGATGCAGTAAGGTTGATTACATTGATTGCACCCATATTTAGTTTGCCGTCCAAAGTCCAAGCACTCGTAAATTGTCCATTGATACCGCTATTGCTGAAACCTATACCACCGCTTGATATTTTCATTACATTTACGGCAGTTTCTTTCGGCAAGGCATCGACTACGAGTATTTTGTCGCCCTCGTTCAATACATAACTATTGCCAAGCACTCCGTTGATTTTAGCGGTTGCATCTGCGAGTTCATTTTCAAGCAATACCTTTGTTTCGCCTACAACTTCATCTGTATGCTTGTTTGTTTCGGAAGTTATGCTCTGTTGCAGGTTTTTGAGTTCCTTTTTGAAGTTACCGAACTCAATAGCAATGTACTTTTTGCGTATCGCATCGTACTGAACAGATATAACCTCTGTGAGAATATCAACTTTGCATTTAGGATGCTTGACTTTTATCGTATCTCCTACATCGCTCACATTATCTAATTTTGCAGATACGGAATAGTTCACTTTCGGCAATTTGTGTTCTTCCAAATACCTTTTTGCTTCCTCTCGCAACCAATTTTTAGTTGCAGATAGATATTCTTCTTCCGTTTCGAACTCTTTAGCATCGTAAATATTGTCGAATTTGATTATTTTTGAGTAAGGAATGTCATAAAGGTCTTCATTCAACTCAATAAAAATCTCGTCAAGAGTTATTGCCGTCTGTCCGTTTGTAGTTGACGGTAATATCTTGGTGCAAACTTCTTCCCAATCTTCTTCAACCTGTATATCTGTGATGTTTTTGCCAAGAGAAAGCACTACACCCCTGTCTTCACCGACTTTTTGCTTGATACCGAGTGTCCAATTATCCCTGTACCAATGACCGCCATATCTATCAGCACTAATACACAATTCATACATCTCAAAAAGTGTTCTGCGTACTGCTCTAATAGACGAAATTGTTGTAATATCACTCAAAACATTGAACGGAGATGGTATATCGGTATGCGAATTGAAGTGTTCAAGCGCATCGTTGCAGTTTTTATCTACTGAATAGGCATCTGCAATAAGATAATTTTCTGCATCATAGGTCAAATGCCAAGCCTTAACCTCAACCTTGTTATTATTGACAATAGGATTTGCAAGACGAAAGCCTTGCACTCCCCAAGGTGTCGGTATGCGAACGATCATACCGTTTTGGTAGAATTCAAGGCTCTCAATCTTGTCTATAAGTTCAACATAGTAATCTCCGTTGTCGATTTTGGTAATATCGGCTCTCAACGGATGCAGAATTTTAATGCCGTTATGGTTAAATAGTCTTTCGTTGCTATCATATACTTTAATCATAGCCACCTACTCCTCGGCATTACTGAAATGCTCTCAATATCGCCTGTCCATTCGATTTTATTTGTGCCGACTTCCAATATAGGAAATTCGCCATTCATATTACGGTTTTTGAGTACATCGTCAAGGTAAGCATCTTCCTTTTCGGCATCAATGACAACCTCTGCCTCTCCGTCAGGGAATTTATACTCAAAAGCATACGCACCGTTTATCGATATTGACACCGTACCGCTTCCTCGCAAGGTCATAATAGGTTTACTTGGCTCAAGTCCTTCGTTGAACACTTCCGCAGGTGAATTATTGAGTTCTGTAATACTCTCAAATCTTTTGTGCTTGTACGGTTGAACTAAAAAAGGTATCGTTGCTTGTCTATACCGCAAAAGCCTTGCATAATCAATTTTTGCAAAGATTTTAGCCATATAAACCTTGTCTAACTCATTACTGAACACTACTTCACCGTCACCGCTAAAGAATTTCATTACTTTATCGATGTCAAAACTACCTCTCAAGGCAATTAATACAGGCTTTTCGTATGGAGCATAGCCTAAATCTTCATATTGAGAGCCGTCTTTTCCATTGATTATGGTTTCCTCAACTCTCATTTCAGGTTTTGAGATAGGCGGAAGTTCACAAATGAGCAATCCGTCAATTTCTGTGCTTTTTACACCCTTAAAAATGATATAATTCATTATGCGAACACCGCCTTTTCTACTGTTTTCGTTACGAAACCGCCTACTTCTCTATCGTCAAGGACGATATTTACCTCTTTTAATGCCTGTTTGAAAGCAGAAACCATAGTATCATAGGTTGACATCTGCGTTTGTCCTGAAACGGTATTGTAATTTGCACTAATATCAGCATCAAATTCTGTCGGTATCGAGTTTGCCATATCATTTGACACTTCACTCATAGTATCTTCAAAGCCTTCTCCTAAACCGAGTGCAAGGTTTGTACCGATTTCGTCTTTAAATAATCGAGACGGTGACTTAATGCCGAAGAAACCTTTGATTTTGCTCGTTAAACCGTTCAACAAGCCTTTAACTTTCTTCCATAGCCATTCACCGAGGTTGCTCATACCTTCCCATAGGCCTTGTAGTAAGTTTTTGCCGACTTCTTTCACCTGTCCTAAACCGTCTTTTAAGCCGTTGACTATCGATTTGATTATAGTCGGCATTGACTTCACTATTTCTTTGATTATGGTCGGTATCGCTTTGATGATACCCATAAGCAATTTAATTGCGCCTTGGATAAGGTCAGGAAGTCTCGAAAGCAGAGTATTGATAATCGTCATAACGATGTTCGGTATGTCCTCGACAAGCACAGAGATAATGGTAGGAATTGCCTGAATAATCGCCATTAACAACTGAATAGCACCTTGCAATAGCATAGGTATAGCATCGAGCAATCCGTTGATTATGGTATTGATTATTGTCGGTAATTCTTTGATTAAAGATTTCAGTATTACAGGTATCGCATTGATTATTGACATGAACAACTGAATTGCTGCTTGAATTAGCATAGGAATAGCCTTTAACAGACAGTTGATAATGCTTTGGATAATTGTAGGCAAAGCCTGAATAAGACTTTGGATCACTGTAGGCAAAGCATCGACAATTCCCATAACCAAAGAAATAATCGCTTCGATAAGTAACGGCAAGGCATCGAGGATAGTTGTGATTATCGTAGGTATTGCATTTGCAATCGTGATTAAGATGTCAGGCAAACATTCAGCAAGTGCGTTGATTATCTGTGTCAACATACTCAAAACCGTTTCGATAAGCATAGGCAACATACCGACTATCGTTTCGATAAGCATAGGTAACATACTCATTATCGTTGAAACGATTGTAGGCAAAACAGAAGATATTGTTTCTATCAACTGAGGTATGAAAGAAACTACTAATGTCAGTATTTGAGGAAGATTTTCCGCTATCACTTGTACTATGGTTGTCAATAGATTTTTAGCAACATCAAGCAAACTCGGTAAAATTGCTGAGATATTTTCCACCATTTCGGTGACTTTCTCGCTGATAAGCACCATAGCATTTTCTATACCGCCCTCGTCACCGCCTATTACTGCGGCAATAAGTCCGTTAAATGCTCCCATTACTCCATTTACACCTTCCATAGCGGTTGACATAGCAGGTGCAAAAGCGGATGCGAGTATATTTCCTGTCGAAGATGTTGTGCTACTGAAAATCTGCATTTGGTCATCAAATTTTCCTAATGCTTCAAGTCCTTCACCGCCAAGTACCGCACCCATATCTACGGCAGTTTGCTCAAGTTCCTTAAATCCCTCGCTACCCATTTCTACAATGGTGTTCAAGTCCTGTGCTTTCTTGCCGAATATCTCCATAGAAAGTGCATCTCGCTCGGCAGCATTCTCAATTCCGTTCAATGCATCAATGCTTTCCCAAAATACCGCTTCGCTATCTCTCAAATTGCCGTTTGCATCTGTGACAGAAACACCGAGTTTGCCATAGGCTTCAACATACTTTGAACTTCCTTTTTGTGCTTCGCCCATAGCCTTTACATTTCTTGCAAGAGAGCCTGTAAAGGTTTCCATAGATACATCAGCAAGTTCCGCAACTGCGTTATACTTCTCAAGTGTATCTGTGGAAAGTCCTGTTTGAGCAGATAAGGTAAGAATATTGTCGGCATATTCAGCACCTGCTGACAAGGCTTCGCCCATAGCACTACCAACGGCTTTTATTCCGTTACCTAATGCTTTCAATCCGCCAACAATCGCATCGCTTATAAGGTTAGCCTTGATTATATCGCCCAAAGATAATGCTTTTTCACCGCTTTTCTCGGCTTCTTCACCGAAATCTTCAACTGATTTTGCATTATCTTCGGTAGCATCTGCAGATTGTTCCATAGCCTTTTCGTTGTTATCAACTTCTTTGACTAACTTATTCAATTCTGCCTGTGCATTATTGAGTTCGGTCTGCCACTTCTTTGTCTTATCGCTATTTTCACCTGTTTCAGCCTTTGAGTTTTCAAGAGCCTGAGTAAGAATGTCAACCTTGTTCTTTTGTTCTTCAATTTTCTTGTTTAAAACTTCGTTCTGCGAAGAAAGGTTTTCAACGGACTTGTCATTTTTGTCATATTGAGAGGTTACAACTTTCATTTCGCTATTGAGGACTTTGAGATTGCTTGTAATCTCTTTCAATGCGTTTCTGTATTCGCTCTCGCCTGTAAGTTTGACAGTACCGCCAAAACTACTCATAAAGTTTCCCCCTTTCTTGTTTAGTCAGGCAGAAATTCGCCTTGGTGATCTAAATAATCTTCCAATTCTGCGTATGTTCTGCCACTCTTTTGAAAATCGTAATTGTTTTTATAATGTTTATACATCAATAAGAGCCGTCTTAAAGTCATTCTGCCGACTTCCTTGTCGGTATAACCTAAAAGACAATGCCCTATAAAGTAAAGCCACGAGAAATCAACCTCGTTATCGTATTCCTCGTGGACTACTCGTTTTTTCCGTTGTCCTCGCTCTTGGTCGAAGCAATAGTAATCTCTTGAATTTTCTTCACTATTACATCAATACCGACTTCGGTCATAATTCTGCCGACTTTTTTAGCATCTAACAAAGGCTCATTTGTGCCGTTTTCTTCGTTTTCGATGTCAATAGCTTCGTTCATCATCGCCAAGATACCGTTCTTGAGGTCTTTTACTTTAGGCTCTCCGTTACCTTGAGTAATTTCACCCCATTTATCGAGTGATCCATACTGTTCCTGAATTTCTTCCATTACATTTAGGTTGAACACTAACGGAATATTTCCTTTTGAAGTTTCGATATATACAACTGTATTTTTCATTGATTTCTCCTGTCTATAAAAATAAGGCGGTATATAATATACCGCCCCTCTTTACTTTTTCTTTGTTTTGATTATTTCTACATACTCCTTGATTTCAGCATATCGGTCTTTTGAAACCTCAATTTCATCGCCTAAAGAGTATGTTTTCTTTGTATATTTATCTGTGAATATACTAACTACCTTTACTTTCATAGGCTCACCTATGCTACAGGAGTAAGTAATTTATCAAGATAAGTTTCTGCTTCCTGCAGAGTTGCGAAAGTTTGGTGTTTCTCCCATACTCCTGCTTTTAAGCCGTTAAGGTCGCTCTCAAGAGGGAACACAGTTCCTTCGAGTGCGGTAGTGCTGAACTCAACACTTTCGCCACGAGTTTTGTTGTCGCTTGTTACCTTTGTGAACTTAACGCGAGGGAAGAACTCAACTTTGTACTGTCTAACACCGCCTACCACTTTCGGTATAATATGACCGTAACCAAATTCAGGCGCGGTATCGTTGATAGTCTGTGTTACTTCACCGCCCTCTTTGGATATTTCACTACCGAATATTTCAGCGATAAGTTTATCGTTATCATCGGCAATGGTGAGGGAAAGTGTACCCTTTTTGAAACTGTAATCAGTTTCAGCAAGTCCGTCATTTGCATATAATTCCGCAGAGTTATATTCAGGTGCAAATTTTTCATCAACTACCTTTTCAAATAACGGAACTTTCTGATCGGTGAGTGCTGCATACTTGTCACCTGCGATTTTGTTGTATTTAGCCTGTTTAAAGCCTATTCTTGCCATTATAAAGTCCTCTCTTTCTCAAATGATGCGGTAATATGGTAAAGGCCTGTATCGTCTTCAAACATTTCGACACTATCGCCTGTCCATACCCATTCGTTTATTTTCATCAGTTTTTTAACTTCATTTAGAACACTCAAATAATTGCCTTTGCTATAAACATCTACATCTACTGCAACTATGCTATATAACTGTTCATCGTTACCGCTTAACACAGGCTCGTCACTCGTTATAGTCCAAGTCACAAAAGTTGTATCTTTGCCTTTATATCTCAAATGAGCGGTAGATATAGGCTTGTTACCTACCGTTATTGCATCACCGAATATTCTTTTCAATTCTTCATTCATTTTTATTCTTCCTTAATGTAGCGGTTTTGAACTTCCTGCATTGCTTGTTCGATTTCTTTCTTGGAGAACGATTTACGGAAGAACGGTTTTTTTGCTTCACCGTTCGATGTTCCGTACTCTCTCGCCATAGCAATAAGAGGAATAGGTGTGCCTTTTGGATGTCTTTTTGTAGGTTTGCTTTCTTTGTCATAGCCGTAAAATCCAATATGAACATTGATACCGTCATCACTCGGTGTCTTGTATATCTTTGTGATTTTTAAGCCTTTGAGCAGTTTATCTGTTCGTTTGAAAGACTTGCCTATGTTATTGACAACTTTCTTGTAAACAACTTGAGCACCTGCTTCGCACATTTCTCCCATCATTTCAGGAGCATCAGTTTCCAATTCCTCGAAAACCTTGAGCAGTTCGTTTGGAAGTTCCGCCTTAAACTTAGCCACTATTTAGTGACTTCCTTTGCTTGAATTTCTAACTCTATATCCGCTTCATCGACATTATTGAGATATTCGATTGTATAATCTTTTCCTTTGTAACGGATAAGCATATCTCTCGTTATCTCTGTTTTAGGATAACGGATAGTAAAGTTCGTATAAGCCTTTTCAAAATCGGTATTGCTTGTTATAAGAGTAAAGCCTTTTGTGGTCTTGAGTTTAGCACGAACGGAGAGAATGACGGTTTCGGTTGTTTCCTTAAAACCGTCTTTATCCTCTCCTTCGGTCACTTTGTAGATCGTTATACGATGTTTATAATCTCCTGCGTTTATCACAAATTATTCCTTGTGTGCATATCCAATACGGTCTGCACTACCTTGTTCATATTACCTTTGTCGATATACATCGTTCGGTTATCCCACATATCCTGAACAAGAATATACACTACGATAACGAGGTCAGCATATTCGTCAAGGTCTTCAAGTGCGGTATAATTTTTGATAAAGTCTTTGGCGATTATTAAAAGTGTTCCTAAAAGTTTTTTGTCGGCATCATCGACTTCGCCTATATTGGCAAAAACAATGATGTCTTCTATGGTAATTTCACTTACCTTTGATACCATTTTTATTCCCCCTTTTAAGAGGTCTTTTTGGTTTTCGGTTTTTCGATAGGCTCAATGTACCCTGCTTTAAGCAAATCCTTGACAATGTACTCGTCATTGATTTCCTTTACTTCGCCTTTGCTCATTGAAACTCTACCGCTAAATCCTACCTTTGCCTTATACTTCATAAGCTTTAGGCCATAGTGAGTTTAGCAATCTTCTGTTCGTTTTCAACCTTGGCATCGAATTCAAGCCAAGCATTGATACCGATTGCGTGCTGAGTAGCATACTTCTCACGAAGCACCTGCATCTCAAGTGCATCATCTCTCTGCTTGAGTGCAAGACCGCTCATATCACCGAAGTAAATTACATCTTTCTTGGTTGCGATTTCAGGCATATTGTCGCTTACTTCAACAGGATAGCCGAGAACATAACCGTCAAATTCGCCATTTACATCGTCACGGAAGATAAATCTATCGTTGCCGTCCTTGAGAAGTTCGATAGCGGTAAGAGTATCGTTGGACATAATCCACTTTGCACCCTTGCGAAACTGCTTCTTAACCTTGTTCTTGAGTTTGATAAGTTCGTCTGCGGTAATTACGGTTGCAGATGCAGCAGTTACAGAAAGTTTTACACCCTGTAAACCGAGAACTTTGCCTGAAGTACCGATAAGACACTCGTGTTCCATAAATCTTGCTACGGCCTGTGACATAATTTCGATAACCTTGTTTTCAAGGTCAATGTCGGTGTTAGAGATAAGGCTCTTGGAAATCTTGCAAAGAGCACCTGCAAGGTAGTTGCCGAGGTCAATAGAGGTAAAGTTACCTGCTTTGCCTTCGAGTTCAACAAATTCATCGTGATATGCCATAGAAACGGCATTGTCACCCTCGTTGTAAACAGGGATAGATAATGCTCCCTTTGTGTTGTATTTGGTTGCATCGTTAAGAATAGAACACATATCGTATGCCTTCATAATTACTTTCTTAGCGATAGTCTTAGGAATGATAGCACCATTTGCACCGCTGGTAAGGTTGCCCTCGGCTCTGTTCTCAAGAACTCCTCTAATGTAATCTACAAACTGTTTGCTTTCGCGAATTTCTACTTCGCTTCTTACTACTTCTTTATTCATTTCTTTGTCCTCTCTTTCTAATTTACTGTCAATTTCATTGATTTCTGTTTCGCATTTAGCGAACTGATTTACTTCGGCATCGGTCAAGGCTCTTTTTTCCGCTTTAGCGGTGTCGAGAATACTTGACATCTGTGCCTGAAGGTCAACTCGTTTTTCTTCAAGTGCCTTTCTGTTCATTGTTTTTCTCCTTTACTTTTTGAGTTTCGCAAGTCTTTGCTCAAAAGAAGAATAATCAATGGAACGGTTTTCTTCGGTTTCTTCCTCTACAGGCTCTTCTTCAACTTCTTCCTCAGCATGAACTTCCTGTTCTTCGGTTTCTTCCTCGTCAGCCTTTTCCTCGACTTCTTCCTCAGGCTCAACCTGTTCTTCGGCTTCTCCATCTGCCTGTGCATCAGGTTCTTCCTCGTCTGCTTTCTGTTCGGCTTTAAGTGCTTCGATGACTTTGGTCGCTACAAGTGTTGCAAGTTCATCAATACTTATTTTCTGCTCATTTTCAGCAGGAGCATTTTCCTGTTCCTCTGTAAAAGCATCGGCTCTAATCTCTACCATTTTTGCACCCCCTTCCCTTGCTTCTATGCTTGTGCCGTAATAGGCAGGTGCTTTGGTATCGTCTAATATTGACACCTCAAGCAACTCCAAGTCTGTTACCGTTCTTATCTCGTCATTGCCTTCGGTGCTTAATTCATCATCGTTAGCAATAAAACCAAAACTCCACCCTGACAGTTTCCCTTGTCTTGCCTTGCTGACAACCTCTTTATCAGTAATCGTGATTTCGGCTCTCAAGCCAATGTTGTCTTCTTCAAGAACTGCGTTGCCGTCTTTGGTGGAAGCAAGAACTCTCGTGTTATCGTGATTGAGTAATACCAACACATTGTCATTGCGTTTCAATGCGTTGCGGAACACTCCTGCTTTTATTCGCTCAAAAAATGTCCGTATCTTACCGTGCAAGGTTTCCCTGATCGGTTTCGATAATCTTTCAACCGCGTTTACATATCCTGAAATAAATACACTATCGTTTCTAATTTCTAACTGCATATTGACACCCCCTTAATTGTGCTTAAATTTTAGTTGTGATCGGTTTTAGGTTTTAGGAATGTCTTTACCTGTTTCAACCGAGTTGTCACCGTCACCGTTAGAACTCTGCGGATTTCCTGCATCCTCTCCCATTTTCACAGTTTGATTTGTGTTTGGAGTATAGATTTTGCCTGTTTTTGCATCTAAAAGAACATCGCCTAAGCCAAGATTTATGATGTCCAAGCCTTCAATCGCATCATCGTCTTCCATATAACGAATTTCGTTGCGAGTTTTCCAACCGCCCTCAACCGCAATCTTGTATGCTTCGTATCGCTCCTTTAAACCGCCTTTATAGAGTTCCTTTGTGTCAGGTGCAAAATAAAAGGACTTCTTCTCTTTTTCGAGTAAGAAATCCCTGTTTAAAGCAGTACAAAAAGCGGTTGCTATCGGCATTACTGCGTTTTTAATTGTGTCATCATAGGTTGCACCGATATGAAATAGGTCTTTAACAATATCGTTAAATGTTCTTTCCTTTTCATTGATTTCATTTTCGCGCGAAGTATTTGATGCTTCCTGAAACTCTAAACCGTCATTGAGAATAACTGTGTTCGCGTTACCGCTATAATAGTTTTCCCAAGCATTTTGCAAAGCTTCTATTGATTTTTTATCAAGATGTTTTGCAGATTTTATAAAACCTTTACGGCTACCGCCTGTCCTTGCAAGGTCTAAGTCATAGCATATCCTTTTAAAAGCGGTATGTAACGAACGGCTGATTTCTTCTGTTAAACCTTTACCTGTAGCACCGTCTTTGGAGTTGCGGAGTAATTTTATGAACTGATAATCGTCATAAGTTTGTCCGTCAACCATAATACTATAATCTTTGTATATTGCTTTCTCGTTCTTTTGCACCGAAACACTATCGCATTTCACATAGTAAAGGGCATTGAATTTGTTCCCTGTTTTTCCTATGAAAGCATAACCGCCTTTGCCTAATAGGTAGTCTTCACACATCGCTTTCTTGAACTGAAAGCCGTCAAGTTTATCCCTCGTATCGTCATTGATAATAACAACTCTATCGTCAATTACTTCTTCGGTTACTGTTTTGCCGTCTTTTTTTGTCACCTTGTAAAGTTTGAAAGGTATTTGAGCGAACATATTGCAGACAAAATCAACCCAACTGCTAACAGACGGAATTGCCAAGGCATCTTCTCTTGTGATTTCAAATCCGCCTAACATCGCCCTCAAAAGCACATCATCGACTTTGTTTTCGTCTAATGTTTCTTCTCGTTTCTTTAAGTTGAATATTCCCATTGTTTCACCCCCTTTCTGCATCGTGCATATTTTTAGAATGTCTGCACGATAAATCCGTCTTCAAAGATAATATCTTGTTGTAAAAGGTATAAAGCATTGAGTATTGCAAACACCATATCCACTTTTCCGTTAGATCGTTTTTTGTTTACATAACGGTTCATATTTGTATCAAAAGTGCATCGAGCATTTTCAAAGTTTATCTCAAGCAATGCGTTTGGCTCATACTGAAATTCTTTGTTTACTATTTTCTCATATAGAAGTTTAGTCGCAGGATGCAGAGTATCACTATGCTGACGGACTTGAATACAGTTAATCGGTCTATATTTGTCCTCAATTCCTCGCTCCCACTTTTGAGCGGAAGATAAAGCATTGTATCGGTCATATCCTAAAGCAACAATATGTACTCCGTACTTTTCCTCTATCTTAAAAACAAAGTCCTCAATAACACCGTAGTCAACCGTCTTATTGCCACAGGCCACGCACTTCATCGCTTCTATAAATCGGTGATAATTGATTTTTTCAAACTGCGACTTTTCATCAATTCTGCCCTCAGGTATAAAGGCGATTGCTTCTGCCATAATCGTTCCGTCTTCTTCGGCTAACATACTTACGGCACAGTTATCATTCGTCAACGCAAGGTCAACACCGATATAAACATTTCTGCCTTTCCAATCAATTTGATTTACTCGGCATTGCTGCACATCATTGATGTCAATAAAGGTTTCCGTACCTGCACCTGCATAAATGATATTACAATGCTTCGTCAGGAAGTTTTCTCTTGCACTCTCAACCGCTATCGCCCTCGCTCTTTTCTTGAGCAGGTCTTCCCATATCTCAGGGATTTCCAAAGCAACAGGATTGCTATGCTTGAGTATCATATCGTCTGTTGTCCAATTCTTTGGATCGTCAGGCTCGTATAACAAAGCAAAGACAGTTTCATCGTCTTCCAAGCCGTCAAGAACTCGCTTGGCATAGTTTACTTCGTCTTCAAAAGGATTGTTTGCCGTTGGATATTTCGTGCTGATAATACAACCGATTTTATTCAGGATATTTACCTGTCCGCTTCGCATCGCTTCAATAGCATAACTGTTCGGCAAAGCACCGACTTCGTCTGCCACAAACGCATTCGGCAATCTACCGTCAAGCCTTGAGGTTGAATAGGCAAGAGGTATGAATTGACTTTCGTTAAGTTTAAATAAAATATAATCTCGCAGTATCTTAAATCGTGAGATGCCTTTATGTTGGTATATCAACGGACTAACTTTCAAGGTTTCGCTTATTGCTTCCTTAACCTCTTTTGAAAGTGTTCCGTCAGGCGCAACCGAATAGAACTTCGAGAATTTCGGTTCCATTAAAAAGAGCAGAATGAATAGTGTACCTACGGTGTAGGTCTTAAAATTCTTTCTGCATATCTCAAGTATTCCTGTTTCATATCGTCTTTTTTCAGGATTTTCGCGGTACACCACCGCCAAAACTGAAACATAGAAAAGCCATTGATATTGTGTAGTACATTCGTATAGCGATTGTCCTGCTTTCAAGCCTTTCGGCATAATCAAAAGCTTTAAGATGTTTTCAATTTGCTTAACCTTATTTTCGTTGATACAGTATTTCGCATCTTTACCCTCTGCAATTTTCACAAACTCTTTACATTGTTTCTTGACATACTTCGGCACATCATTAGAATTGATGCTTTCCTTTGCATAGGTATATGCTTTATTGTTTATCATTTTATACCTAAAGCGGACAGTAATTCGTCATCACCGTCTCCACTTTCTTCGTCACTTCTCAAAGATTTGATAATCTTAATTAGTGTTGCCACCGTTTGATTTGCCGAAGTGCAAGTCTTGTTATACTCGCTGATTGCAGGGTGTGTGTAAATGTTCTGTCTGCCTTTGACATATTCCTTTGTTACCAACGCACCATCGTCCTGAATTTTCTTTTCAAGTTCAGTAAGAATATTGATTTGCACTTGGTATCTCTTAAAGGTAGTTATGAAAAAGAAGTTTTGCTCTACACCGTGTTCCTGTGCAATTCGCAATACTTCTCTTGCTTGTTCCTGTAAAGTTAATTTGTTTGCCATTTAGAACAATCCCCATTCCGCAAACTTCTCAAAGCCACCGCACGATCTAATATATTCTCGTGCTATATCGACAATTTCATTGTACGGTCTGCCGTCTATTGTTTCATCACCGATAGCACAACAGAACTGAACTGTTTTGCCTGTCTCCTGTGCTTTTAAGAAAGCATATATATTTACTGATACATCTGCTTTACTCAAGTCTTTACCGTGTAGGCCACCACCTGTGACACTATCCGCCATATCGCTACCGAGTTTTCTGTTGGTTGCACCGCTATCCACATCTGTTCCGCCTGTCCAATAACCGAGCGGATTTACGATTGCATTAGGATATTCTTTGTTCAATTCTTCTTTTGCGTGACTTTGGCAAATGATAAGTTTCTGTCCGTCAAGAATATACTTGCCGTCAGTACCGTAGTTGCGGTATATATCCCTTGCGATATTTGTGAGAAGTCTTTGCTCCTGTGTCAGCGGAACTCCTTTGAAAATTCCATTGTCACCGCAACGGATTTTACCGTCCTGATTTTTTGATAAATGCTCGTCTTGTTTTACTGCAGAAATATTCACCATTACATTTCCTGCTATCCTGTTGACCGCCTTGGCGATTTCTGTCTTGTCAATTTCGCAAGATGCTTCAATAACAATATGACAAACGCCATGACCGATTAAAACTTCAACCGCTACTCGCGGATTTTCTTCTACTGCATAAGCGAGGTCAACTACCGCTCCTGCAATTCTGTCTGCAATCTTATCAGGATGCATAGGATTTACTTTCTCAATCATTTCAAATTTTCCTTTCAAGTATTTAGAAAATATTTACTTTTCTTTGTTTTTGTGGTATAATATTAAAGAGGTGTTTTTATGAAAATCGAAACTTTAACAGTATCAAAACCTTTTATGTATCTTTGGCTCAAAACGGTCACAGATGTTGACTTGTCAAATCATTGTGCAAAGGCCTTAATAGGTGAATATAACTCAAACATAAATGCGGAAATAAAAGAACTCCGCAACCTTGAAATATCAAACGATATTCATTATCTTTGCGGAGTATCGAAACCGTATAATTGGTATAAGAATTTTCATTTGGCTTTCAGGTATTCAAAAGGTAATATCCTTGAATACTCAAGCAACGGCATTTCAATAGTCATACAAGATGCAGAAATGCTGCCTATCTCAACTGACTACTTAGATTTAACAGATGTCAATATACATAAGAGGTCATATCGAACTTGCCGTAATTGGCAATTCGCTCATTACTTTGAAAAGCACTTACGATAAGTTAAGTGCTTTTTTTAGATCACCGTTTCTGTTGTATCGTTTTCCGTTTGGTAAAGGTAAATTGAACTCGAAGTCTATAGCTTTAATATAGGCTTCTTTTTCTAACTCTCTAACCTTTCGGCACTCTACCTGAAAACTTGCGCCCACCCAATTTGAGCGGACAACCTCAAAACCGAACTTCTCCAACTGCTTTTCAAAGTCTTCCTGAGTATGATAATGCTGATAATACCATTGTCCTTGACGATAATTTGCGGTGAAATTGTCACCGTCAAGGAAGTCAAGATAACGCAAGGTGTTTCCTACATCTCTTTTGAGGTTTTTTCTGCCTTCAATGAAACTCAAACACCTTCCGCTAATGAACATACGGTCTTTACAGAACAAGTTAAGGCAACCCAAGACACTTTCTTCCGCTTCCATACTGTCAACTGAATTCAAAACACTATCACATACCACTACATCAAAAGTCTTATCGCCTTTTAAATGCTCAATGAGGTCATCAATCTGCTTGTTGCCTTTGGTGATGTTTATTTGTTTGCCGTTATTGTTGTAAAATTCAACCCCTACGGCTTTTTTCTTCTTGGAAAGCATTTGGATATATGCTCCTTTTCCACAACCGAAATCAAGAATTGTGTCAACCTGATGCGATTGCAAATAAGGGAGTACAAATGTTTCATACAACTTGCTCTTGTTACTCCTTTTGCCCTCGACATCCTCAGTGCTTCGGTGCATCTGTGCAAGTCCTTGGACATAGGTATGCTTTTCAATATCGCCATAGTAATATTTACCATACTCCTGACGGAAGTAATAGATAATATCGTCAAACTTTTCGTCATCGCAGATGTACGCATTGATGTCGATGTTTAGGAGTTTACAAGCATTCACATATTCGTTGCCGAGCAATACCTGATTTCTACAGATAACGCAACTCAAGACATTGCCGTACTTCACAAGCAACTTGCAAATCTCTTTTACGCAGGTCACCATTGTTTCGCTTTGAGTGATGTCTTTATTGTCTATCAAAATGAACTTCTCTTTTTCGTACTCGCCATTTGTGAGCAACGGAACATCTTTTGAGGAAGCATCGACAACATTGTGGATTTGGTTGAACTTGATTTCGTCACCGATGTCCATTTTATCAACATACATAACAGGCACTTCTTTGATGCCTAATAAACGAGAGGTCTTTGTTCTTTGGTGTCCTGCTACGATTACATTGTTCTTCTTGTTGACAAGCACAGGGATAACGAAACCGATTTTCGATATGCTGCCTTTCAACTGCTCAATTTGTTCGTCTGTGATTTTTCGAGGGTTATAGTCCGCAGGTTTAATGCTATCTATGTTTACTATCTCGATGTTCATTTTAACAACTCTCCAATGAAGCCAAAGTTTACTCCGTTAATATCGCAATAATCATTGTACCGCTCCATAAATTTCTCGTATTCTTCCTCTGTCAGCACAATGCGAATACTGTCCAATTTCAGCTCGTGCTCAAAACCTTTTACCGAGCCATTGCCAAGGTCATCAATATCCTCAAACTGTTCGTCTTCCATATTGTCAAAATGGAAATCAAACTGTTCCATATCAATAGTCACGATGTCCTGCAACTCTAACTTCAATATCGCTTCGTCAAAGCCTGTGTTCATCGTCAGTTTATTGTGAACGAGAATATAGGCTTTCTTCTGTTCTTCCGTTAAGTGTGTCAGCCTGATGCACTCAACTTCATCAACACCCATTTGTGTCAACGCAATCCATCTTCCATGTCCTTCGATAATGACATTGTTTTCATCAATAGCAATAGGATCATTAAAACCGCATTCCTCAATAGATGCGATAATTTGGTCTATCTGCTCCTGTGGGTGTTTCTTCGCATTGTTCTTGTACGGAACTATATCCGCAATCTTGACTTTTTCAATTTGCATATCGTTTCCTCTTTCCAAAAAATCATCGTAAAAAAATAAATTGTGTGTTTGGTATGGTTAGGTGGGGTCTTTTTTCAAAAAATATTTTCTGCTTGAAAAGGTGGGGGGATTATAATTCTCCCTCTATTTCCTGTACGATGTCATACAGTTCTGCTCTTGGTATCTGTCCATTGTCTGCCATTCTATGATGATATGCACATAGGCTAATAAGGTTATCGTTATCTAACCGTCTATTGAAGTCTTCATATAATGGTGTAATATGGTGTACCTCAACCGTCTTGAAGTTAAGGAAGGTCAAGGTGTTGTATCTGTTCCTCAAGCATATTTGACAAAGGTATTTATCCCTCTGCCGTATCTCAATACTTTTGTCTGTCCACCGCTTTGTCTTACGGAACTTATCACTTTCCCTGTCACCGCCTTTTTGACGGCTCTTACGGTGTGGACACTTATGCCCTCGCTTTACTACTCCACAATGAGAACAAGTAACATAATCACTCATAATATCCCTGCTTCATCTTCCGTCTTTCCTTGCGGTTCTTTCGTTTTGACTTGTCCTGCTTCTTAATATCCGCATCACATTTCTTATTGAGCGGACATCGTTTGCAGGTGTCATACTTCATACATAATTCTACTTCTCGCATTTCACCCCACCAAAAGAAAAGAGCAACCGCTTTTTTGCGATTGCCCTTTTTGATATTTATAATATATCACTTAATAAGTGTGAATTGTGGGAAACTTTATTCTCTGCTGAAATGTAGGTTTTTGATTTCCTCAAAATCTACTGCATCACTATAGTTTTCACAATCCTTGTTTTGCTCCTTGCAATACTCATAAGCATCTTCAGGTGTACCAACTATATAACCTTTCATTTCGCAAAGGTCATTAGGACTATCTCGGTATATCACGAATATCTTGTTATCTATCCCTAACTTATAGGCCATAAGGTCAATTACATAGTCAGGGCATTTTGTCTGTCCGTATTCCCAATTTTGAACTGTGCGATAAGGTATGTTCAACTGCCTACTGAATTCTGCTACACTTAACCCTGACTTTTCTCTTAATTCCTTGAAATCCATTTCATCACCCCTCTTGCATAAAAATTCCACAAGTATAATATCGCATTTTTGATAAAATTTCAACTGTCAGTTTTAGTCTTGGTAAATGAGGTCATATACCTCCTGCCACCAATCTCTATTATTCGCCATTGTTTTCCTTGTTTCTGCGGAAAACTCGGTATCGTTTGCAATTGCGTCATAACACTTAATTGTCTTCTGCACATCATTATGGAGTTGCAGCAATGCTACTTCAATTTTGTTTGCTTCATCAGGTGTAATTCTTGTTAAGTCTATCATTCTGTTACACCCTCTTTCTCTATTGCCTGTCTAATTGCTTCTTCACCGATTTGTTCCTTTTCAAGTTGCGATTTATCAATTTCTAACAACATTTCAAGCAAAGGATAATACTGTTGTTCAGCACCGTCAAAATACTGTCTATCAACGATTTTCCACCCCTCAATGATATATACTCCGTTATCCCAATTATCGCAATCCAAACGGTCACAGGTGTCAACTCCTATGCTATTTCCACCGCCAAAGTAATTAGCAATAACCTGTGTCAACCTCGCCCAACCATAACTGTCTTCATCAGGTGATCTAAAACCTCTCAACTCACAATACTTCAAAAAGGCTTCAACACTATCTCTGCCACCGTTCCAATGCAGGTAAATGCCGATGTCCTTTGCACTCTTTACCTCTTTTGATTTACTTGCCGTAATTACTGCTCTGTTTCCCATTTTTAATTTCTCCTTTGTTTTATTTATATTTGGGCGGTAATAAGCCACCGCCCTCGGCTATTAATCTATTGTTCTGTAATAATAGGCTAATTCATCGCCTTTTAAGGTTTCCTCGGCTACCTCACAAGCCTGCATCCACAAGTCATTGTAAACCCTTGCCAAAGGCTCGTTAGTTTCGTAATGTTGCCAAATCTTCCAATTTAGAGCCATAACAAACTCGGTCAGGTATTCGTAACCCATAAACTTCGCAGTTTCAAGTCCTCTCTTATAGGTGTCCTTTACTGCGTTTACTCCAAAATTGTCGGCAATACTAAAATCCTCAAAGAATGTTGTCTTTGGCTTATAACCTGTCACCGCTTCAATGTTCCATACTGCTATTCTCATTTTTTATCTCTCCTTTAATTTGAATACTCGTGTAATAAATCAAGTGCAAGTTCAAGGCTATCAATTTCTGCTAATAACTCTTGAATTGTGTCTTTCTCATTTTCTGTCAATGGCCTGTGCTTTTCTTCGGCTCGTTGTTCAATCTTGGCTACCTTTTCATACAGAAACTCAAGGTTTTTCTCCATTCGGTTGATTGCTCTGTCTAATCTCATCGTTACCACTCCCTATCTTCATTTTCTTTGATATGCTGCATTGCACTATCTAAACTCACACAGGCTTCATATCTCGCGTAGTCGGTCAATTCATCGACATCAACTTCCTCTTGTAATAGCCGGTAAACTTCTTCAAGGTGTTCCAAGATTTCTTTTCTCGTCATCGTTACCACTCCTCATCCTCTAATTCTTCTTCCTCAAAACTGCTCTCTGTGATACTGCCGTATGTGTAACCGTTATCATTTTTCAGCATCACCTTTTCGTCTTCGTCAAATTGCTCCAGCCAATCAATCAACTCTCTTACCGTCATCGTGTTGCTAATTTGGTCAGGTGCGTAACCTTGTCTTCTGCCTTCAATGAATAACATTTCAATCTTCCTTTCTGTGTGGGCGGTATTGCTACCGCCCCTGTGTCTTAAAATCTCACATCTAAACTCTCGCCCTGTTCACCATTCTTGGAGATTAACAGGTTCTTGTTATTTCTTACTCCACCTTTGAGGTCACTTTCACTTGCGTACTCTTTAATGGTCTGTGTCTTGCCGTTGCAGGTGATTTCCATTTCAAGTTCGTAGTGCCATTCATTCGTGTTGATAAATGCGTTATGTTTAACCACCTTTGCTCTAAAATCAATAACCTGATGTCCACAAATCCTGTGACTGTAATTCGTAACTGTCACAAACTGTCCTACTTTGAATTTCGGCTTTACTGTGTTAAGCCATAGCAAATGTCTTAACTGTTTCTTTCCCATAAAGTTTGGATCTCCTAAAAGTTCCTCGAAAACCTTAACCTGTTGCTTGTTCATATTGAACTCCTTTCTAATGCAGGGTATTAAAACCGCCCTGCTCGGTTTATTTACTTAAATAGCTATCGTAACTCTCTCGGTAAGTTCAAAATCTCCATTCTCATTGATTTTGCCTACCCACTGTGTCAGGTTCATTCCCTCAAATGTTCTTTCATCGTCCATTCTGTTGAGTAAGGTGTAATCTCTCTTGCCTTTGTACTCAATAGGGTAACAATGGAACTCGTTAATGTAGTTCTCAATTCGTTCTTTCTCGGTGTAGATGTCCTCTTGCCTGTAGGTGCCGATGTACTCGTGGTCAGCTCCGTAGGTTGCTTTCAGGACAGTTCCAAAATGGTACTCTCCATATTCGTAGGTAACTCGTACCTCACTGAAAGCCTTTAACCTGTCCTTAATGCGTTCTTGAAGTTCCTGCGGTAGTTCGTTGAATTTTTTCATTTTTCATTTCCCCTTTCCTTATCTCTATACTAATTCTACACCTAATCGGTGCGAAAGTCAACTAAAATCGTACCTAATCAGTACATTCTACCTTTTCCACAAATCCGCAATTCGCTTTTGTACACTTTCCACAAAGACAGAAAAAAGCGAGGTTTTACCCTCGCTCTTTAGATCGTTTATTCGCCTGTCAATTCTTTTAAGAGGTTTTTAATAAAATACTCTATACCACCCAATGCCATTATTTTGCCGTCACACATACAACAAAAATTATCTTCTAAACGATTTACATTATGCTTTTCAATTCGTTCTTTAATAACTTTGCCGTTGTTTATAATGGCATCGGTAATTTCATCGCACACCTTTTCCGCAAACTCTTTGTATGCTTCGGCTTTGGCATATTTTTCTGACCTTTCCACCAAGATAGGTTGTCTATCTAATACATCATCAAGCGTATTTTTCAACCTCTCATTCTCTGCTTGTAGTGTTGTGATATATTTTTGCAAGGTTTCTTGTCCATTAATCAAGCCTTCTTTATCTGCTTGTAGGCGGTTGATTAGGTCAAGAGCCTTGCTAATGGTTTTTGCCCTTTGTAAGCAACCCTCAACAAGTACCAACTCAAGCAAACATTTCAAAGCCTTTACAATCTCTTTATCGGTTAATTTTTTTTCCATTTCTTCTCACTCTCTTTATTCCAAGATTTAATCGCTCTATTTAAGCCCAATTTTGTCTTGCCGCACCAATGGCAATCAAAACACTCGATATACCACCACCACGGCAACTTTGACGAAAGGCAACGTACGTATTTTAAGTTTCTTGACCTGCAATTAGGACAACGCTTTAGTTTGCTTTTATCGGTTAGTTTTTTATCGGGCATTTTGGTCACTCCTTTTTCGTAGTTCTGCTTCTGCTTCCTCTTTGGTGAGGAATACTGTATTGCCAAGATTATTTGGGGAAACATATTGACTTAATCTCATACCCAAAGGCAACTCCAAGCCAATCCACATACCCCTACAATCTTGACCTACCTCGCTCACCTTGACATCTAACACAAAATCATCTGCAAAATCAGGTTCGTCTATGATGTAAACTGTTTGCCCCACCTTGCAAGGCGGTACGATGATGCCGTTTGCTAAAAGTTCCTCTGCATATTCTTCCAATATCACCGAAGAAGCGGATATATTGTGCTTTTTCGTATAAGCCTTTAAAATTTCGGTTATTCTTTCTCTATCGGTCATTGTCTTGCTCCTTTTCTTTCACAAACGGACAAACATAAGGGCAATCTTCGTGGTCGAACCAATGAAAGTCCATTTTTGCATAATCCTTTTTAATCTTGCATTTATTACAAGGGTATTTATTATCGGTCATTCGTATCACCACCAAACAAATATTTGCACATACCTATTATTGTTTCTCGTAGTGCATTGTTTTCTTTTTCAAGTTCTATTAGCCTTACTCTTTGTCTGTTCCATTCTGCCTCATAATCTGTGCTTATAGTTCCTGCATTCATATCGGTCATTCGGTATCACTCCTTTTTGCTTCTTCCAAACTTGCGACAACGCTCAACATATAAAGAATTATGAAAAACCTTACGGGTGCTTTATCGCCAATATTATATAGTTCATATTCTTCACAATTAAAAACACTATACAAATCATCTTCAAAATTGCATTTTCTTAATGCTGAAACCCATTCATACTTATCGTTCGTTGCTTCGTATAGTTCTTTTAAGGCTTCGCAAGTGTCCTCATATTCGTACAATATATCATCTGAATAAATATAGTCATAATTAGTAGATATGTATTCGTCAAATCGTTTCTTTTGTTCATCTTTTAAATCGTCATTGTACCAATCACCGTCTTTTATTTCTTTTAAAAGATTTTTAGCACATTCTCGCTCATCAAATTCCGTTCGTTCCCTGCTTTCAAGTTTTTCAAGTTGATAATAAGGCGAATTATAGGCTAAATTCATTACATTGGTTTTCCAAGTACAATCAAATACCCAAGCACCATAATCTCCATACCAACTCATATGGTATCCGTCAAACATTGCATAGACAGGGCAACAAAAACTTCTATCTGTTTTTGAGGTTATTTTTAATCTTGATATTTCCTCTGTAAAATGCGCTATCTCATAATCTATCTCTTCATAAGGAGTTAAATCTTTAATGTCATATTCCTTTTGTAAAATTTCTGCAATAGTTGAATGTCCTTTCATTCCGTTACCTCACTTTCAAGGTTTTGTAAACACTCCATAAAAATAAGCCTTTTCACATATTCTATATGGGTTGCGGTTATGTTTTGGTTTATTTCTATTAACCTTCTCTGTTCGTATCGCATTATTTGTGCAGCTATAAACTCTGCAAGTTCAATAACGCTCATATTCCTTATTCGGTCATAGTGATTTTTTACAGTTCCGTCTGCAAAGTGTTCGCACTCATAAACACTTTTGCTCTTATGTTTGCAGACTTTAAAGTGAATACAGTTTTTGCAAATCATTTTGTGTCACCTCTTTTTATCTTATTGCCTATTGCAATCAACTTACGAACATACGGCAATTTATCGTTGCAGTTATAACACATATCCGCTAATTTACAATATTGCGGTAATTTACTGTTGCAGTATTTACATTTCCGTTCCGTTACATTGTTCATTTTCTTCTTTCCTTTCAAAATATCTCTTGAGTTTCTTGTATGCGGTAGTCCTGTCAATGAACAGTTCATCGCCTATTGCCTGAAAGCCTTTGTTATTGATAAACCGCTCTCTTGCTATTACCCTAACATCTGGATCGGTTATACTTTCAATGACACCCTCAATGCGTTCCGTTTCGGCAAGGATTTCATCACACTTCTTTTGCAGTTTTTCTTTCAACTGTTCAAGACGTTCGTTAAACCGTTCCACAGGTGATGTCACTCCTGCACCGCTTGGCATACCGCTCATTGATACCGCACTCAGTACCGTCAATTCTTTTATTTGATTTTCTATCTGCTTTTTCTCTTTTTTGAGCCAATAAAGGCTATTCAATGTTTTCAAAATGGTACATCCTTTCGTCTGTTTTTCATTCGGTAACTTTGTCCTTCAACCTTGATTATTGCCGTTGACATTTCCATAATTCGCTCAACCGTCTTTTGCATCATACCTCTGTCGCTTATAAGTTCACTCAGCGAATGATTGCTTGAGAATATGGTCGGCTTTTTGTTGTTATACCGCTTATTGATAATGTCAAAGACTTGTTCCTGTAGCCAATTATCTTCACCGTTCCGTTGCAATACTTCAGTACCTAAATCGTCAATAAATAGGAAGTCAATTTCGCATATCCGTCTTATTACTGTTTCGGCATCAGTATTGCTGCGTTTGAAAGTCGCTCTAATCATTTTTGCTATCTCAAAGAAGTTCGTAAACAGGCATTCTTGGAAGTTGTTCAAGAGTTCGTTACATATACAGGCGGTCAAGTGAGTTTTGCCTGAGCCTGAATTTCCGTATAGGTATATACCGTAACCGTTCTGCAAGGCTTCCGCAGAAACCTCGCAATATTTACGGCATCGGTTATAGGCTTTCATAAAATCTCCGCCAACCGTTGTATCGGTGCTATCAAAAGTGGTATTCTTATATCGTTCACCTAAAAGGGAAGCGGAACGTAATTCCTCAAGCCTTTTCATTTTCTTTCGATATTTCTCTTGTTCCTCTGCTTTCCTTTCCGCTTCCTGCATACACTCACACATCACAGGCATTCTCCTGTTCAAAAACGGAACTATTTCAGCCGTTTCGCGCCTTGTCTTGCATTTAGAACAATATTTGATACCGTCTTCTCCTATATATGTATCGCTATTCGGTGAATTGGTCATAATCGACTTTAGGTTTTGATTTAGGTTTTGCATTGTTATTACCTCTTTCCCAAGTAATCACTTTCTGCTTCCAATTACGGACAGGTTTACCTTTGGCATCTTTCCAATTACCTGTTTCGTAGTAATCAAAAAATGCTTTTGCATCGACATTGTTATTTCGTTCAAGACAATAGGCTTTGACTTCTTCAAGTGTAGGTTTTTTAAACCGCTTTTTAGGTTTTTCTTCCTCTTGCTCTATATCTATCTCTTGCTCTATATCTAACTCTTTCTCTATCTCTATCTCTGTGTTACATTTTGTTACAGGTGCGTTACATTGTAACAACTTTTGATTTTCACGATGTTTTCGTACTCTTGCAGCACCCTTTGTTTCGCTTCCAATGAGTTTTTCAACCTCTGCCATGTAAATCGTTTGATCGTCATAAACGTCTATCATTTGGAGTTCTTTGAAAATCTCCATTGCGGACTTCACAATGTCAATGTTGGTGTTTGTAATTATCGAAAGCATTTGCTCGTTATAAGGTATGGTATCGCTAAATCTCAACTTGCCCTCGTGGTCTATGCTTTCGAGTAAGAGTTTTAGGTAAAACAAGATATAGTCTTTGCCGTTCGGCATCGCTTCAATAATGCGTATATCGTGCCTTTTGAAGAAATCTCTTTTGAGTTTCAACCAATAGTATTTTTTCTCTGCCACAGTTAAACCTCTTTTCCGTAAGCCAAGGAATACCGAGCAAACCTTGTCGGCTTTCCGTAACGGTTTTTGCCCTTTACTATTTCGGTCTTAATCTTACATCCGTCTTTCTTCATTTCGCTTATTCTCGTGGCAAGTTTCGTTATGCCTAAATCGTTATATGCTTCCATAGGTGTAATACTGCCGAAGTCATACATATACTGAATAATCGCTAATTTCTGTGTCATGCTTGTAACTCCTTTATTTCAATTTCAACGCATTCCGCGTTATCAAATACAGGTTCAATAGTTATCCTTTGGATATGTTTTAGATTATCGTTTTTTATTACCCCTGAAGCCACTAAACCGTCAAGAAGTCCTTTATACCTGAAATTGTCTAAATCCTGTCTCAACGAAGAATAGTGGGGTTTCAGGATAATTTGCACAGGATATTCGCCCTCGTACTTTTTCCCTCTGCAACTGAACCACATAATCTGCTTTTCCTGTTGCTTCAGGTTGTTAGCCTTGTACTTGTTTGTCCGCTCAATATTGATATAGTCATTCCAATTTGGCGGTATATAATGAATTTTGATATTCATAGATAGTTTCTCCCATATTCAGCGATAAAGTCCTCAATAGACTTGCCGTAGTAGTCCATCCAAGCCTGTTGTCCTTTGACTTTCAGGAACAGGTCAAACTCTCTATTGAAATGCACCCCTCTGTTGCTCATATTGTGCATTTCAGGAGTAAGGAAGACTACCAAGCCGTCTTTGATACTCTTTTGCCTGTTAGGATTGCCGAAGAATATTTCGTGGCGGTGACAATGCGTATAGGTTCGTACTGTGCTATATCGAGGATTTGGTGGTAGTATGCAGAACTCTTTACTCATAGTCATACATCTCCGTTGGTATTCCAAGCTCACCGCAAATCAGCAAACAGACTTCAATTAACTCGGTCATTTCTTTGGTGTCCATTTTGGAAGAGCCTATGTAAACCTTATAAACATTACATTCCTTTCCGTTGACTTCTTGCTTTCTTATAAACCGTACTCCCCTGAAACACTTGCGGAGTTCGTCTTCCATATCGTAGGCAGTAATGATGTAATCGCTTAAAGCATCGGCTCGTTCTAAACAGGCACAGTAAACTTCCATATCGTCCTGATGTTGTTTCTTGGCTATGGAGTGGATAAGTTGCCATAGCATCTTGTTTTGTTCAAGTGATCGTTTAGATTTAGGCTCTTTAACTTCAACTACGAACAACTTATCCATATCCATTTTCAACAGTTCAGGAATAATGTTTTTGATTTTTCCTGCTATCCGTACCATTTAGCACCTCTAAATAAACGGCAGGTCACCGTCAGGTAACGAAATTTCCTCAAAATTAGCCGTTTCAACCGCACCCTGTGTCTTTTTACTCTCCAAGAATTCAAAGCCGTCAACCTTAATTTCGGTAACATAAGCCGTACTGCCGTCCTGCTTTCCATAAGTGCGTATATTGATACTGCCAATTACTCCAAACTTGTCGCCCTTGCGGACATACTGATGTATGGTTTCCGCTCTCTGTTCATAGGCCACACAGTTAATGAAGTCTGCATCGTACTGACCGTCTGCATTCTTATAATCTCGATTTACTGCCAAGGTAAAGGTAACAACTGACTTTCCTGAAGTAGTTGTTTTCAACTCAATATCCTTTGTCACTCTGCCGATTAAAATTACTTTATTCATAGATTATTCTCCTTTTTCTTCTTCCTTGCGGATTGCATATTTATAGGTCGCACCTTTGTACTTGACTTTTATAGTCGAAAAATTAGCATCGTACATATCTGCTTCCAAGAGTTCGCCTTTGAAACTCAATTCGTTTATTAGTGATAAAAATAGTTCATTCATAGTTATCTCTCCTTATTTCTTTTTTGGTGCAAAACAGATCACAATGATAGTCACACAGATAATAGCCGTAATAATTATCGCTTTCATATTCTTCACTCCTTAATCGTACATTTCGTCATAACAACAATCGCAAAGTCCTTTTCTTAGGTCTGCAAAGTATTCACCGCATCTTTCACACTCTTTTGCTTCGTCAATGTCTGTGCTATCACAATGCGGACATAAATACCATTTCTCGTATGCCGACCCCATTCCGTATGGATGCGGTTCATATACTACCTTGCAATCCTCAAACACTTCTCCGCAATCATTACAGATATACATTTCTATTTCCTTTCTATATCAGGCATTTTGTTAAGAGTTGTTGCGCAATGATTGTATTGCGTGAAGTTAAACTCGCTTAAATCAGCAACTTTGTATTTATTACATATCTGTTCAACCGTTACTCCTTTTGCCTTTGCCGTTTCAATTAGTGCTTCAATATGTACTTTGTCAGGCTTTTCTTCGGTCATTGGCATTTTCTTCGGTGGGATTTTCTTGTCTGTCCAACTGAAGATTTCGTCTTCGTGATAGCCACCTGTCATTGATTTGCCGATTATTGTGAGAGCCGTAATTCTTCGTGGAATTTCATCGCTGACTTCCATTTCTACAACTTCAAATGCGTAATACTCAGGTGTCCAAACATCTTTTCCGTTGCGTTTGACTTGCTTGGTGCAACCTTTGATTTTGGTTTTCGGTGAAGTATAAAGTTCTCTACCGATGCCCCAATTAAAACAGGCTCGTTTGAAACTGTCGCTGCTTTCACCTTTTTCTTTCTCTGTATTGCTTTCCGTTCCGCAATCTGCTTTCCATACCCAAGCATTGTTGCACCATATACCAACTCTGCAGAACAGGTTGCCTTTGCACTCATAATGTTCTCGTTGCCAATTTTCAGCACCTACGGTTTCATCGAGAATGTTCATATCGCATCTTGCGTTTTTGTAAAGCAGAAGTGTAAAGCCGTTTTCATCGCAACTTTGTACTCGTGCTTCCACATCGTTTGCGGTCAATTTCCTGAAAATCATTTTCTATATTCCTTTCTTTTGTTAAATGCTTTAAGCATTTTTTCGCCCTGTTTCTGCTCCCATTTAGCAAGGGCAGGTTCATATACAAAGCCAACAATAATCGCCCCTACAACTAAAAATTCAAGGATTGTCTGTATTAAATGTGGTGTACTCATTTTTTTCTTTCCTTTCAAATCTAAGAGTAATTTTACATTCGTGCTTATCGCTTAAAATCGCAGATAACGCATCTTCAATACGAGTTTTTAAATCCATAGTTCCCCCTCTCTTGTCGCATACTATGCGACTTTTAGGACAAAAAAATTTCGGTAGCTTCTTTTGGTGTCAGGCGAAGTGCATTAGCAATTTTCTTCGCTTCACCAATCGTGATTTTCTCAAAATTGTTCAGTTTACGGTACAAAGTCGCTCGGTTAATACCTGTCTTGTCTGCAACCGTTTCAACGGTGTACCCCTTTTCGACAATTTTGCCTTTTAAAAGGTTGTGCTTCATTATCTCACTCCTTTCCTTATGTCGCATACTATGCGACTTTTGTCCTCTTGTATTCTACACCCGCCTGTCGCAAATGTCAACACTTTTTTTCGTGAAATGCGAAAATAATCGCAGTTTTTGTTGTATTTTTGCGACAAATATTGTAGAATATAAGATAAGGAGGTGTTTTTATGAATATAGGAAAACGGATAAAGGAAAGACGAAAAGAACTCGGTATGAGTGCAGAGACTTTGGCTAAGATGTTAGGCAAAGACAGGTCAACGATCTACCGCTATGAAAAAGGCGATATTGAGAATTTACCGCTTGACATTCTTGAGCCTATTGCTAAGGCTTTGCAGACTTCTCCGCAGTACCTTATGGGTTGGCAAGAAGTACAACAAAAAAACGATGCCATAGCCGACATCGTTGTAAGATTGCGTATTGATGATGAATTTTTATCTGTAGTTGAAACATTGAACAAACTTGATAATAGCAAAATCTCAGGTGTAAAGCAACTTCTAACTGCTTTTGAGAAGTAGCTTGTAAACCAAATCAAGTAAAACAACATCCTCACAGGTATGTAGCAACTCTTTGATTTTTGAAACATAATCTTCTTTCATTGGCAATCTCCTTTCACCGAGGCAGAGCATATGTTCCATACTCACAGTTATTATAGTACAAAAGTATTATAAACGAAAGAGGTTGCCGAACTTGTCAAAAAAAAGACATAACTTAAAAAACATCATAGGAGAGATGCAAAATGGTTGTATTAAGAGCAGGACTATACGAGAGAGTATCGACCGAAGAACAAGCGAAATTCGGTTATTCGATTAAAACGCAAATTGACGGTCTTAATGAGTATTGTCAAAAGAACAGAATTAAAATTGTTGATCACTACACCGAAGAAGGTGTTTCAGGCGGAAAGCCAAGTTTTAAAAGGCCACAAATGGCAAGACTTTTGGAAGATGTCAAAGCAGGTAAAATAGACATTATTCTGTTCACGAAACTTGACCGTTGGTTTCGTAATGTAAAGGAATATTTTAAGGTGCAGGAAATTTTAGATGCGCATAAGGTCGAGTGGAGAGCGATTTATGAAGACTATGACACTACAACCTCGAACGGCAGAATGGCAATAACAATTTTCTTGGCCATTGCACAGAACGAGCGAGAACGCGGAAGCGACAGAATTAAGGTTGTATTCGAAAATAAGTGGAAAAATAAAGAAGCGATTTTTGGCAAACAATCTATGCCTTTCGGTTATACCAAAGAAAAAGACGAAAACGGAATTCCTCGGCTGATTAAAAACCCTGAACTTCAAGATGCGGTTCAGGACTTTTGGGATATTCTTGTTAAATACGAAAGCATACACAAAGCAGGAAAATATGTAAACCGCACCTATGGACTTTCAAGAGTAATGAAATTATGGTGGGATGTTGCTCATAATGAAATCTATACAGGAACATACAAAGGGATTGACGGTTTCTGTGAGCCTTATGTTTCAAAAGAAGATTGGAAACGCATTCAGGACAGGAAAGTGAAAAAAGCACAGGCTTCAAGGATATATCTTTTTACAGGTTTAATGAGATGCCCTGAATGTTCAAGCAGATTATCTTCAACTTATACCGTAGCAAAATTAGCAGACGGCTCGAAAAAGGAGTATTATCAATACAGATGTCATAAGAATGAAGCAGGTCTATGCAATAGCAATATCAATGTAACAGAACGCAATGCTGAAAAGTGGTTATTGAAAAATATTGACACTCTTGTCAAAGACGAAATTGCAAGAGTTGAAATCGAACGAACTAAACCTAAGCCAAAGCCTAAAGTCAATATCTCCGCTTTGAAAGAGCAGTTAAGACGGCTTGAAGTGGTATATATGGCAGGTAATAAACCTGATGACGAATACCTTGCAGAACAGAACGAAATAAAAGCACAAATAGAAAAAGCCGAAGCAGAACAACAAAACCCTGTTGCCGACAAAGACTTGTCACCGCTTAAAGAATTACTCGAAACCGATTTTAGAAGCATCTATAACTCTCTTGATGCCGAAGATAAAAGACGGTTTTGGAGGTCTATAATCAAAGAGATAAAAGTAAAGGGAAACAGAGTTGTTTCCGTTGATTTTTTGTGATTTTTATTGTGTACTAAAAAACCGCAACTGTAGTTGTAGTAAGATAGTCCAAAATAAAAAAGAGGTAAGGCTAAATGCCCTACCTCTTTTTCTTTGCTCACAATTTTTAATGTATATTGTAATTTATACTTATAACTCGTGAAAACTCCTCACAAGTTAAATTTCGTAATATTTCATACGATTATTGCATCATATCCTAATGCAATTAGTTTTTTCTGTGTAAATTCTGCATTTGACCGTACAGAATAACTACCTACCTGAACTCTATATAGTGTTTCAGGTGCTTTCTTTTTGAGTTTGCCCTTTTCGACTAAAACTTCAACACAAGCCGTTGCCACCTTTTCTGCGAAGTCATCGGTCAAGATTTTTGGAGTGTCGATTTTGCTATCCATAAAACCTGCTTCGATGAGTACGCACGGCATATTACTTTCTCGGCATTCGTGCAAATCCTTTTTAGCAAGTGGTGTCGCACGATTACCCTTTAAGCCTGTGTATTTGATGATACGGTCATAGAGTGCTTTCTGCCATTCTGCCGTCACCTTGTCAACTTTGGTGTATGTAAAGGCAACTACTCCGCCACCTTTTCCGCCAAGAATACCTGCGTTATGGTGGATAGATAAATAGAAGTCAGCCTTAAACTTATTCGCTTTATCCGTTCTTGTCTTGAGCGGAACATCGGTCTTGCCTGTGGTATCGTCAAGACGGATAAGTTCATAGCCGTCATAGGCTTTCAACTTCTTTTCAATCTTGTCGCAGATGCGGTCATTGAGCCACCATTCACGAGTTTGATTTTTGTCGATTGACTTCAAGCATCTTTTTCCTGCGGTATTTAAACCGTGTCCTGCGTTTAATGCGATTTTAAACATCTTCATTCACCTCTTCCTCTGCAACTGCATTTGCTTTCTTGTACTGTGCATTGCTAATACCGAGAATCGCACCCAAAAATGTGTCGAGAGCCATTATTGTTCCCGACACCTCCTCACCATAAGGGAGACCCCAAATGCCTGCAAATGCTAAATATAGGGTCGCAAGTGCTGGTAAGAAAAGCATAGCAATCCACTTTAAAGTGTCATAAGTTTTGTTTGAAAATTTCATAATTCTTACTCCTTTACGAAACAACTTCCCAAGTCTGCACTTCTTTATATATCTTATCTATGAAAGAATTGCCCTTGAGTGCTTTATAAGCTTCGTAGTTATATACGAAGTTTTCATATTCATATTGACGGATTTTTCCGCTTTCTCTGTTATGATAATAGGTTTTTAACATATCAGTTCTTAATTGGCATTTCATTCCGTTTGTGAGTTTTCGCACCCACACAACAAAACCTACAATAAAGCCTATCAATGTGACTACTTCCGTAATAATAGCTACAATGTTTCCCATCGACATTAATCACACCCCCTATACCACATTCCAACCTTTATCTTCAGCAGATTGGATTTGTGCTGCGGTTAGTTTCGCTTTAGAATCTGCGTGTAAAGTGAGTGTTTTTGTTGGTTCTGCCTTAAAAGTTAAAGTCAAAGTTCCGTCACTACTAATCATAGCGGTTTTAATCTTGGTAACATCTCCGTCATAGGTGAAGTTGTGTATTTCAAGAATTAAAGTCGCAGGTATGGTAGTTCCTGTGCCATCAGGAATTTCAAATAGTTCATCGGTTTCTAATTGCAAACTTAAAAAATCATCATTTGCATCATATATATCTATAACATTATATACCATATCATAGCTATAAGACGTTGCGTTACCAGTCCAAACATATTCAACATTCGCGAAAGTTTCTGTTCCGCTAAAGTTCTTTAAAGCATTTATAATACTCATAAGGCTATTGTGGGTTAAAGGGCAAGCTTTAACATTCAAATTCGCTACAATAACACCCTCAATAGTTAAGTTTTGTAATCTTCTTGCGGTAGCAAACCAGTC